CTTCTGTACCAGCTAATGCAGCTGGAGCTGTTGTTCCATGATTTGAAACATAAGCATATCTCTTGTGCCAAGAGTTTCTTTTTTCTGTAAATTTGAAAGAAGGATCATCTGTTGGACTTTTGCTTACTTTACTCACAAACCTAAAAAAAGGATCTTGAGAAATCGCAAGTTCTGATACCTGATTTCCAAAATTAAACTTTCTCCTGAGATCACCAGTATCTAGTGATGTACCATTAGACCAAGTCTGTGTATCATCTACTGAGAGATCTGTTGCAGGAGTTATCGCACTTAAATAATCAGCCATAACCGACTCCTATTTAGAAGTTATATAATATGTTCAGCTAGGCTTAAGGAAAGCTTTTAACCGAACAGGTTCTCTGCTCCTTCATCCATCCCCTTCAAGATGTCAAAAACTGCATCATCCGGTGATCTCTGATCTGGAGCACTATTTGCATTACTTGCACTCATAGGTATATTACGAACTGCCTTCATCTGATTAAGCATATCCTGCTTAGTATTATTAGCTACATTGTCTGCCACCTTTTCCTTATTCATAAGATAATAGATGTCATCCATTGTAAGCTCTCTCCGAGAAGCCCATTCCTGCATAGTATTGAGCTCCTCTTGATTAATGCCAGTACGTTTTATAAAGTCATCAACTTCTCTTTGACGCTTCATCTCAGTTATAGTAGCCCTATTCTTACTAGCCTGTGCTGCCATTCGAGATTGGACTCTCTTGTCAGCCTCAGAATCTATCATCTGCTTTAAAGCTTTTGCAGACTCAGAATTAGGCTCTGTTATAGCCTCATGTCCATCAAATACAAAGTCTTCACTAAACTTATCTTCAGGCTTACCATTAATATGGTTTCTTAATGCCTGAACTGAGTCAGGATTATTTTGTAAATAATCTATTAAAGGCTTATACTGAGTTATACCTTCAACACCTGAAAGCTCACTTTTTAATCTTTGAGCCTCCCTGCTGGAGTCAGAGTATCTCTTCTTGAGATTCTTAACTTCAGCCTTCAAGTCAACTTCATCATTGCCAGTGACTTCAGGGTCAGTTTGTTGCTGAGTTACCTGTTCTGTTTCTGGTTGTAAGTCATTAGTTTCATCACTAGAGACTTGACCATTAACTTGTTTCTCTAAGCTATCGAAAAAAGAATCAGAGCCTTCTGCTTCTCCTGTATCTCCTTCAAGAACAGTCTCAATATCAGGGTTACTGTCTTTTTTACTACTCATCGTTACTCCTTAAGTTATTTATTATTATTTGTATGCTGCAAGGATTTTTCAAACATTTTTACTGCATCCTGCATACGTCTCTTACTTAAATCTGCTTCTCTCTTAATATTTTGCTTCTGTAGAGTTGTTTCAGCATCTGTTCTATAGTACTCCTTATCCTTCTTTGCACCCACATCATGCTTCTTCTTGGATATCTCAACCTCTGCCTGCCGTATCTTATCTTTAATACCAGCCTGTACAAGCTGTCTCTCGAGGGTTTCTATAGTTCCATCTCTATCCTTTACCTGCTCTTCCAGACCACCTATCTGTCCTTGTAACTGTTTCACTTTGCTCATTCTTTCTGCAATCTTTTCTTTATTTCGTATATCTGTTTCAGCTAATACAGCCATTGGATCTATAACTCCAGATTCTGCAAGCTCTTTTAATTCCTGTAAATAAGCCCATCTATTAACAGGCATAGTAGAACCGCCTACAAGTCTTATATCAAACTTAGCAGCAGCATAATCATTCCACTTGCCCACAGCCTTCCCGAAATCATTATAAAGTGGTTTATTAATTTCAACCTCTTTGCTATCACGTATTGCATTGGGCTGGACTATTCTAACAACCTTATGTGCTGTATATGTAGCCTGACTAAACTGTTTTACTACTTCACCTATTTGAACAAGTGAAGGCTCTATTGAATGCTTTAACCAATACTTAACCCTTCTTGTTCCATATTCATCCATAGCAAGCATACCACGATAAGGCATATCCTGAGTAGCTTTTGTATCTCCTTGTTGAGCTGAATATATTCCAGCCAAGTATTCCATATCAGATTTACCCTCATTCACTATCCCAAAGAAAGCATTAGAGAGTTGAGCCGGCATAACTTCTTTAGGAGGCTCGTAGCCATGATTTACCGGGAGTAAGGCACCCGGACTTGAAGAAAACTTCTCCCACGTCTCTTCATTTATACTGCCTTCGTAATACATCCAACGCAAGGAGGAACCGAGAGATGCATTGTGAATCATAAGTTGATGAGCTTTATTCAACTCTCTCTGCTTTCCGACTAACGGAGAAACTGCTGAAATAGGATAAGGTGTGCCAATCCATTTGTAGTGAATGGGTACTATTGGATAATCTTTTATATTGTCCGGAAGTATTCTCTCATAAATAAGTTGATCCCCGACAACACAAGTAATTCTAATTCTATTATCATAAAATCTTATAGTATCTGTAATCATATTAGAGAAGTTATCATCTTTAGATAATATCTTAAACTCTTTCTCTGTAACTACTTTATTATCTATCTTGGTATTAAGAGCCTCAAACTGCTTTTGAAATTCTTTTAAAGCTGCCTTCACTTGATTTGTCATCATTTCAGTGGCTTTCTTCATCTCCAGCTCATACCTCTCCTGAATCATACCACCACTTTTAACAGCCTCCTCCATCTGCATCTGCTGTTCTTTAAGCTTCACTCCAAGCTCTTGTTTCAGCATATCAGCCTTAGCTTTAGCCTGCTGCCTGATCATTTTCATCTTCTCTTCACTTGGAGGAACTTTATAGAAAACATTAATATATGCAACTTTAATCTTCTCATACAGCTCAAAATGATTCACCAGAGGATCATCTTCACCCTTCTCATCATATGTAGAAGTGATATCTGTTTGAAGTATATCCTTCTGATCTTCGTTTGCAGACCTCTGGGAAAGAGAATATTCTGAATCATTAGATGCTGCCTTAGTTATCTTCCGCATACTATCTGGATAAATCTTCTTCAAGTGAGACTTTGGAAGCATCTTCTTGACCATAATATATGCAGCATCCTTAAACAGCATATTTCTACTCTTTGGATCCACATATACATCAAATGGATCTGGTTGATGTAGAACCACCTCACCAAGACCCTGATCAAGATTCTGATCCACTGTAATATGCAGATAGCCCAAAGACTTTGTAATTGCATCATTTACAGCATTAGAAAGTAGTGTCTGCCCATTAGAAGAAGCCCATACATAGTCAGCCATGTCTGAAAAGACTGCTGCAACATCTGCATCACTGCCATCCACTCCTATAGCCTGCCATCTTGGATTATTGGCTGTTGCATAGTAGTTTAACATCTCTACTACCGGAGTTATTCTATTAATAGTAAAATCAGGCATTCCACTATCATTTAAAAAAGTTTCCTCTTCTGAAGATAATTGGTTATCATTAGAGAAGTCATAACCTCTCTGATTGACATAAAGCCATTGATCTCTATGTGAAGATTTTAGTCTTTGATAAAGAACCTCTACTCTTTCAGCCTTCTTATTTGCCACTATTTGCCAACCTTATATCCAGAATGTGAATGAACTGTTGCAATATCACCAACAGTTGCCTTATCATTAGTAACAGAAACTTCTCCACCCCCCTCCATATATCTTACATTCTTTTTAAATCTGGGATTCATAGGAGGAGCCATTCTTCCACCCATCTGCTTCTTCTTGACTTTTCCACCTTTTTTCATAGCAGGCATTCTTCCTGTTTTGTTAAACTTGTCCATATTTTCTTTACCAACTGCATCTACAATCTTTCTTTGGACAATATATTCACCACCTTCAAGCTCTACCGGCTCCTGTCCAGCTACAATAGCAGGCATACCCCCATTCTTATGAGAAGGTCCTTTGAGATAACCACCTTGTTGTTTCTTCTTCGACATATCTACTCCTTTATGCAACCACCCAGCTTTTAGCCTTTGGTTTCTTTTTCCGATATTTACCCTCAGTTTCTCCAATCCCCTTTATAGGATAGGAATATTTACAGGCATAAGCCAATGCATCTATAGTATCATCATGGCTCATCCGAGGTCCAAATGTAAGAATCTCATGCTGTAAATCTAAATGTTCTTTTTTAATATGTATTTGACCAATAGAGAATCTGGCAGATAAAACTTCCTGTATCCTGTCTCTCTTAGACATGCGGGTTCCCGGTTTCTCTGCTTTAAACTTCACTCCAAAGTCATTTCTTCTCTTCATCTCTGATACTAAAGACTGCATCACAGGTTTAGACATTGTAGTATCTTCCACAACAAATAAATTAGGATGATATATACTATTCAAATCAAACATATGATCCACTATACCTTTAGTCTTCTCTCCCACTATAGCTAAGACCGGTATACCTCTCTTACGTATATAGTCAAGCACATATATATTATTATCTTCATCAGTCGCCACCACAATCACCACAGAGAAATCAGCATCCCTTCTCTGAGAATCTGTAGCCGGATCCACTCCTGCAAAGACATTAACAGGCTTTGTATCCCCATCAGCAAAGTTAATAAAGCTTATTCCCTGCTCCGGTTCATGCATAAAGCTTCCTTCATACTCTTTTATATGCTGACGAGTCCAAATAGAATCAGCTTCACTCTGCACTTCCATCATATATTCCTGCCAATACTTATACGGCTGACCAGAATCTACATAAAACTTTTTCTTCCTCTCAAGCTCTTTCTTGGGAAACCAGCTATTCCAAAGCACCTTGCCCTGCATCTCTGCTTTATACAGTTTTACAGTCCAGCTAAAACTTTTCTTCTGCTTCTCTGATTTCTCAAAGTTAACTATTAAGTTATTAATAAAGCTGTCATAATGCACCGGGGTACCATTAATCCTGAGTCTTCCGGTCTTAGGCTCTAAAGCAGGGAAAACAACTGCAGTGATAAGATTAGAGTTCTTATTTCTTGCTTCAGGGGTTAAGGTATTATTTTCATCCTCAAAATCATCCAGAACTATTAAATCATATCTCTTATGCAGTTTAGCTCCACCACGAATACCAGATATATTAGACTTGGATATAAGCTTAGAGCCATTTCTAAATTCTATGTCATTCTCTGTCCACTTCCTACCTCTTAAATCACCGAAATAATATCTGATAACATCATTAGTCTCTATATGCTCTTTAACATAGTTCATATTACCGACTGCCAAGACCTGTGTAGCCGATACCCAGCCATAAAAGAATGGATCCGGTTTCTCTTTTATAAAGCCCCATTCAAAGTCTTTCTGGTTAAAACAGAAGCTTCTCATTATATCAGCTTTAGTTAGAACTGTTTTTCCATGACCTCTAGGCATGAAGATACCCAGCTGTTTAATAGATTCATCCATAATAGAATCTGCCACTTCATAGTGAAACCAAGGAGTCTCACTTCTCATAAAATCTTTAGGAAGAAAGAGCTTTCCAAAGGCTATTATATCACTATAAGCTTTTCTTAGAGCTTCTTCTTCTCTGGAGACATTGTGGAGATTTATATTAGGAGATTCCAAGTCTCCCTAAAGCTTTATTGAGCTTAGATTCAATCGTCTTTAAAGAGCTTTTAATATCTTTGATATGATCGTCATGCAGATTCACCAAGTCTTTCTGAGCTTTGATATACTTCATAACATCATCTTTACCATTCTTTTCCACTGCCTTCTTCGGCATTCTATTCTCCTTTAGTGTTTCATCCCAACTGGATGAGGTTTTTTACTCTTTGGTCACATATGCCAGCCTTTAGGAAGCTTCCCACCATTCTTATAAAAAGGCTTAGCCATGTGAGTTCCGGCTATCATCCCACCACCTCCCTTTTTATCCTTCCCCCAGAGTATATGACTTGGAGTCATATCCCTGCTATATACTGTATCCACTTTACCTCTGTATGGAACTTTGGTATGCATGTTCCAATCATGGTTAAAATCCTGTATAGCTTTAGCTGTAGCCGGACCATACATTCCATCCTTTTTGCCCTTATAATAGCCTTTAAACTTTAATAGATGCTGCACATGCTTGACTTGCCCATTATCCTTCGGATTAAAGTTATTAATAGATCTTAACACTTCTTTTTCATCTGTCATCCACTTAGGATATCCTCCGGTAAACCGTTGAGTGGAAGTATTCTTAGCCCCTTCTATCATACCTCCCTGCTCTTTTTTCTCTATATCACCTTTTAGAAGTTTATCCATCACATCCAGCCAATCACCTCCAGAGCTTTTTTTGAATGGGCTGAAGCCCCAGAGATTAAGAGAACGTGGAGCCGGGGGTGGATCTACTGGCGGTGGAGGCGGTGGAGGTGGATCATCTACAAATGCAGTGCTATCTCCATAAGCTTCTAGAATAGCCTCTCTTTCTTCATCTGTAAGATCTTGCGAATCTGTTACACCCCCTTGATTATCTGCTCCAAAATCTGTTACATCTACACCAGTATGGAGCTGATTCGGAATATATACTTCTCCATGTTGTCCTATCTTTCCTTCACTAGCCCACAGGGCAGCCAATGCATCTGACCAAGGTATACTACTTAATCCCATATTAGCCCTTCTATTCATACAAGAATCATGCGATTCACCCCTAGTGCCTATACAGGTCAAAGCAGAGGACCAATTAGTAGGATCTACAAGCCCTAGAATATCTCCAAAACCCTCCCAAACATTCTTCTTACCAATAGGCTTTACATTCTTATTCCACCAGTCTTCTGCCCCTCCTTTTTCTCCCTTCTTCAATACCCTCTTGCTAAACCAGCTATATTCAGGTAGACCAGTTCTGGGATTAACAGTTCCACTGCCTGTTCTCTGAGCAAACTGTTGACCAGCTTTACCAAATCTGTCTATCATCCCGGCTTCTACTGGATTCACATGAGAGGGTCTGCCTGCAACTGGTCTGATCATATTATCACCAGCTCTACCC